AGGTGGTAGCAAATGGCTAACAAAGAACAAAAGGGCAATGTTAATAAAAAGAAAGAGCCAAAAATGACTCTTAAAGAAAAACGTGCTGCAAAGCAGGAGAAAAAGAGCAAGAGCAATGGCTGATTCTTATACTCCAACATCTGGCATGAAGGCTGCTGCTAGACGTGCATTAAAATGGAAAGAAGATGGCAAAGCAACTGGTGCTGGAACTCCAGTAGGTTGGGGCAGAGCAACAGATATAGTTGCTGGTAGGGCAATGTCTTTAAGTACTGTTAAACGTATGTTTTCTTTTTTCTCCCGTCACGAAGTAGATAAAAAAGGCAAAGGTTTTTATGATGGTCCAGAGTTTCCTTCTAATGGAAGAATTATGTGGGACGCTTGGGGTGGCGATGCAGGCTTCTCTTGGAGTCGTGCAATTACAGAAAGAGAAAAGAAAAAAGTAGAAAAGGTTTGGGCTGAAAGTCCATTTAGTTTTAGAAAGGGGTAAAGGGTGGAAGACTTGGGTGTTGAAGAATTAAAGCAATTAATTAATTACTATAAACAAAGATCGTCAGATCTTGAGTTTAGCGTATTACAATTACAGATGAAGTTAAATAAGATTATTTCTCTTCAGGAATCAAAGCCAGCAATAAAGACTGTTGTAGAAAAAAAATAATATTTAAAAAATAGGAGAACCATGCAAGAGTTAATTGCCGTAGGCTTGACATTACCTTTTGTTTGGGTTATACTTAAATTAATGAGAAAGAGGGCTAGAAAAAGATTTTCAAAAACCTTATATCGTCAAAGCGATATACACAAGTTATTGAAATATTTTTTTTCAATTCGGTTACCAAATAACGAAGGTCCTTCTTCACAGTTAACAAAACGTGAAGAAAAAAATATGACTAAGGTTATATTTGTAGATAATCAGGCATACTGGGTATCTGAAAATACGTTTTTTGTTGCTGAGTCTATAAACGGTGAGATTCAACGTCAAACTGCTAGGCCAGTAAACACAAATGGTTTGTCAAAAATAGATCTTAATAAAATGCTATTCATCTTGGATAGCCTAAAGAATGGAAGTAAAAATGATAGTGGCAGTTCAGGGAACGAACGACTTTGACGATTACAACATCTTCATTCGTGCCATGGGCGTTGCTATGTCTAGCATGGGGGAAGAAGACAAAGAGTTCGTAATATATTCCGTAGGACCTGTAAAGGTTAATTCTTTTGTTTCAGAGTTTTGTAATTTGTCAGAACGGGGAATGAAAGGAAGAGGTCGTAAAATTAAGTTTTACAAAGTAACAAGTTCTTGGTTAGAACAAAATATAAACACAGTAAATTATTTTGTTTTTTTATCTAGACCAAAACAAATTAACTCTAAGTTAGTTTCTGTTGCTGAATTAAATAATATAGAAGTTGGAATTTTTAAATACTAAAGGGGATGATGTGGTAATTAATAAATTAGAAACAATGGAAAAGATAGTTAAGTCTAACTACATGCTTGCATGGGTTGGCTGGGATGTGGCAGAGCGAAAGAAAACAGACATGGGCAGAACCGCTGTCAATGGTGTAAGAGTCAATGGTCAGTGGTACACACAACGAGTATTTAAACTGAATCGCAATGGCTGGGATATTCCTAACAAATATAAGATGTAGGTGCACAAATGAAACAGCACCTATGGAAAGACAACGCTGCTTGTCTTGGTCTTGAAAATAATTTATTTTTTGATAAATATGAAGACGACGTAAACATTAGATCAATGGTAGACTCAGTTTGTGCTTCTTGTCCAGTTAGAAAAACATGTTTTGCAGTTGGCATTTCTAATAAAGAATGGGGAGTTTGGGGCGGTATTTATTTAGAAGGTGGAGATATATCAAGAGAGTTTAATAACCACAGAAGTAAGGGTGGTTGGGCCAAAACTTGGGAATCTTTAACTACGGAAAAATAAAATGTATACATTTGATATGCGTAAAGCCTTTCATTCTATTGTTGCTCCGAAAGGATTTCAAGTTGAATTAATTGATAATGAGCACTTCCTTACAATAAAATTAGATGAAAAACAATTTTTACATATGGTTCATAATGAAAAAATAGAAGCATTAAAATATGTTGTTCAGGTAAAAAAGGCTTTAGAAATGAATGGGGCAGTTGTGTTGGTTACTAGGGATCCAATACCCAAACTATGAACAAAACAGGCTTAAAAGGGCATTTGCAGGCTTATTTGAGGGTATTTAAAAACCTACCCAGTTTGACAATTTTAGGATAAACTAGTACAATTATATACATGGAGGTAAGTTGTGGATAATATTATTATTGCTATTCTGGGAACCCTTACCCTTTCATTTGCTATAGCATACCTGTCTGTATTACATAGGCTTTCTAGGCTAACTCAAGACTTTGCCAAACTGTTTATATCTCATGAGTCATTACAAGACTTTGTTAAAAAGAATAATTTTAATTCTAAAAGCGACGAAGATATTCACAAAGAAAGTTTTATTAAATTTTTGTCAGATTCTCGTGACTGGGCTTTTGGCTATATTGAAGATGTTCAAAAAGGTTTAGAAAAATTTATTTCTTATGCAGAGCCAGAGATTAATCACTTTAATGAAAATTTTGATATTTCTAAAGGTACTGAATATTATAGTTTTATGAAAAAATTTTCCAAGGAGTATAAAGAATTAAAAAAACTTATGCCTACAGACACAATAACAAAAGATGCTTGATCTAAGAGGAATTCCGACATGTAAATGTCCAGAATGTGGTGGCGTATTGTTTAGGGCTTTAGTTGGGTTTGACCCAGAAACATATACTATATCAAACTATCATTTAGATATGCAGTGCAATAAGTGTGGTGCCTTGGCAACTGCTCCTACTCCACCAGATCATCCCACAAATCCAAATAGTGAAATGGGGATGAAAGAATGAAAGAAATAGTTCTATCAACTATAACAGGTTTTGGGTGCGGTGCCGTGTTCGCAGCATTCAAATTGCCAGTGCCAGCACCACCAGTCTTTGCGGGAGTCGCAGGGATTATTGGGCTGTGGATTGGTTTTACAATACTAACACAAATTATATCCTAGGAGGAATAATGAAAAACTTACTAAACGACAAAACTAAGGCAATGCTAGCGTCCTATGGTCGCTCAGTTCTTGCATCTGGTCTTGCTTTATACATGGCTGGCGTAACTGATCCAAAAGATCTATGGGCTGCACTAGTTGCTGCTATCGCTCCAGTTGCATTGAGAGCACTTAATCCAAACGATCCAGCATTCGGTATTTTGCCAGATGCTGCTGAAATTGATAAGGCTCTAAAGTCTGCAAAGGCAAAAGTAAAAAAAGTTACTAAAAAGTAATTTATTTTATATCAGATTGCCAGTCTAGAAATAGGCTGGCTTTTCTGTTTATTCATTTATAACGTTTAGCCATTTATCTTTTAAAACTTCAACTGAAAAATTGTTAAAGCCTATATTTATAGCCTCTTGTTTAGAGTCGTATATCTTTATACTGTTAATATAGTTATCAATTAATTCCGCTAGTTTTTCAGGTTTGGCATTATAAATATTTACCATTGATTTAGTTTTAAACTTTCCAACTATGTCTGAATCCACCAACCATTTTTCTGGAAGCACATGATTATTAGGGGATACATTTGTCATAAAAACGGGTAGACCACTAATTAAAGCCTCATTCATTGGTAAGCACAATCCTGCATATCTTCTTGGTAAAACCATTGCATCAAATCCGTCATACAGATCTTCTCTGTTGTTTACATTATTGCCTTTAAAGGTTATTCTACTATCTTTAACATTAAAATCTAATGGTGTTTGAGTTGTTATTACAAGTTCGTAATCTGCCCTTGAGTGCTTAAGCATTTCCATTACACTATCAGTTCCGTTTCTGTCTTTCGCTGCTTTTTTACCGCCAACATGAAGAATGCGTTTATGAGTTTTTGATAGATTGTTTTCTCTTGCTTGATTAAATAAAGAAGTGTCTGTTGGAGGTGGAAGATGAATTAACTTTGTTTTTGATCCAAATTTTTGATCAACAATATTCATGTTCCATACGCTTGGAGATATTAAAACATCTGGCAAGTCCCAGTCAGGGTTTGATAGATTACCAAATAGTTCATAATTATATTGAAGAATTGTTTTAATATTTTGTTTTCTTGCCATTTTTATAAAATGTTGATCGTAAAAAGTTTCACAACTTATAACAACGTCTATATTTTTTAAAAATAATTCTATTTCTTTTGCTCTAGGCATACCCCTTAAAGTTTCAATAACATTAAATTCTGAATACCATTCGGGATGCTGAACATTATTATTAAAAAAAGAAGAATTAATAAGAAGTATCTTGCTAGGGTTTAACATTTTAATAAGTTCTCTGGTTTGATTACCAAGGCCAGTGTTATCTGATCTTGCTATGATTCCTAGTCTCATTCTTTATACCCCCAAGTTTCATCGTCTATGGTATATTTGCGGGTACCCTGACGACCATCTAAATGATAAGAACGCTTAATGCTACCTTCAGGATGATAAATCCAAAGTTTATGCATATCCCAACCTTCTTGATTAAACACTTCATATGGAGATATGTCATCTTGAATTGCTCCATGAAACGTATCTTCTATAAAAAATTTATCCTTACATCTTGGAAGCACAATGTCTTTGTAATATTTTTTTCTACTTAGGTGTGGTCGCTGACTCCATTGTATGGTTTTCATAAAGCCATCTTCTAAGCCAAACATTAGGTGTTCGTGATCTTTTGGTATAAATGCTTCATAATGAAAACGAATGGTGTTTGCCTTATTGTATTCAAACATATCCAAGCACTTATCCCAGTCTATAAATGTGTCTGGAGTTAGAGGGGCATCTCCTTCAACATAAAGTAATAGTGGTGTTTTAACTTCAGTAATTGTTTGACGCATCATATTGGTTTGATGGCTATGCTCTTTAAATATAAAAGGTAGGATGTTTTTATCTTCATGTAAACACTTCCATAAAATGCGATTTTTGTATTCATCGTAATCTTTTTTACGATTTTTTTGTTCTTCCCTAAGACCATCTATTTGCATAATAATTTCGTTGTCTGGAAAATGAACACGAATATCACTAATGGTTTGTTCTATCATTGTTGTACTTGGATGATCTGGAATTACAGATGTAGCCATGACAATTGTTATATCTCTTTTATGCATTTACTTGCCTCATTAATTCATTAAACAAATCTCTTTTATATTTAATCCACCAACAAACAATTTGGTGCATTTCAGATGTATAATTGTTTAATAATTCAGGTACCATGTTTGAGAATAGATTCCAGTCTTCAACAGTTTTTATTGAATGCTCACCTTGAAATAAAAAATTAAAAAAATTTGTATTTTGCATTTTTGAATCTAACTTATCTCCTATGGGCAAGCAAAGCATTTCAATTGCTTCATAGAATCTAAATGAATCAATAACCATTGCACCACTAGGGCAAGGAACAATTTTTGATAAAAACATTTTGCGATAGTATTCTTTTGGCCTTAGTCCTTCTGCAAAACCAGTGGTTGGATTATAAAAAGAGTTTGGTATGTCAGGCATAGCGGTTGCAAGTTCTTGTCTTCTTTGATGAGTTATCTGTCCTGAAAAAGATACATCGTACACTTTATCTTGATATTCTGGAAGATGTTTAGGTAAGTCTCTTGGCACACCTAACGCTAACTTATTATATTGTGAATGTTTTCTGTGCGGGTATTGAATCCAAATTTCAATATTATCATGCTTTATCTTATCAACTTTAAATGTAGCACTTTCATCTCCAGTAATAAATAAAACTACCCTGCCTATCTCACTTAACTCTTCAGATATTTGATCTTCAAAATCTACATTTTGTGGTCCAGGAATTACCACAAAGGCTCTATCCACATTGGGCAAAGTTATTACCCTGTCTGGTTTAATGTTGTTTTTATTAAAAAATTGTTTTAATAAACCATAATCCCATTTATCAGCAGCACAATCTTCTTGTTTAACTGAATATAGATATGCGTTTATCAATTTAATAATCTCCAAAGTTTTTCCTCTACAATAAGTTTTTCAATGAGGTTGTTATCTATTT